CCTCGACGAATACGCGCACAAGTTCGGTCTCAATGAGGAGTTCTCCATCGCGGGCTTTTACCTACCCGAACGGCGCCGAGAGGCGTTTGAGGTGTGCAATCGGCTGGCTCTTGCTTGGAGCGCGCCTCCTTCCACCCGACAGTTGGCGCGCGCTAATATTCTTCATTACGTGCAGCCGCTCGCCGTGTACGCGCCGACGTTCAAGGCGCACCAGATACCGTTCGCCCCGCCGCCGGGCTACGTGCCAATGAACCCGTCCGTCACGCGCCGGGCAGAGCAGATCGTGACCACCGTGCGTTGCGTGAATTATCGCATCGACGCCGAAGGCCGGTATCTGATCCGCGGCGACGACGGCTCTATTACCAACGACAATCCGATCCACACGCGCAACTTCCTACTGAGCCTGACTGACGCGCTGGTGCCGAAGAGCGATATCGAGATCGAGACTGTCTCACGCTCAGACTATCCGCTCGTGCGCGGGTGGGAAGACATGCGTTTGTATTCGTTGGATGACCAGCTTTACGTCTCCGCCAACGTGCGCGAAGCCAACGCAGACGGCTGGTGCGAGCAGCACCGAGGGCAGCTTTTCCTCGACAGCCTGCGGTGCCGGGTGGTGAATGAGCGTTATATGCCGGGTCCGACGGGCGAGCGCTTCCACGAGAAGAACTGGATGCCCATGCCGAGCGGCGACTTTATGTACAAAATCGGCCATGTCGTCGACAACATCGGTGTTACCGCCGCGGTAACACCGGCTCCGTTCGAGAGCGGCGACATGCGCGGCGGGTCGCAGTTGATCACGTTCCGCGGTGGCTATCTTGCGTTGATCCACGAGGCGACGGCGGACGTCACTGGGCGCCGTGCGTACCTCCACCGATTTGTGTTCTTCGACGCAGATGCGCGCCCGCTCCGCGCCAGCTTGCCGTTCTGGTTTCAGGGCCGGCAGATCGAGTTCGCCGCGGGTCTGTGCTGGCATCCGGACGGTCGCCGGCTGGTCATGTCGTACGGCGTGCGCGACTGCGAAGCGTGGCTGGCGACGGCGGACGCTCATGAGGTTGCTGAAATGCTGGGGATGGTCTGATGAAGGTGAAACTCGTCACGGGGTATTGCCCCATTCCCGGCCACCCGCGCACCGCCGAAGAGTACGGCGTGCTAGGTGAGAAATTCCGTGCTATCACCAAGGTCCCGCTCAAGGCGTACTATACGCAGGCCGCCGCGCTGTGGGCGCAGCGCCTCGTATGGGAAGCGTCGTTCAGGGCGACGCACAGCGAAGGGGACAATCCGGAGAAGAACACGGTGGCCTACCACGCGGTCAACCACCAGAAGAGCGAGTGGCTACTGCGCGCTATGATGGACGACCCGGGCTATGACAGCTACGTCTGGGTCGATTATGGCATCTGCCACTTGCCCGGTGTGACGCCAGAGTTGATCGAGGACTTCGCGTTGCGCATAGGCAAGGACGACTTCGCTATTCCGGGATGCTGGGGTAAGCCGGGGCATATGGACGATATTACCGACGCGTATCCGTCATGGCGTTTCTGCGGCTCTGTGCTCGTCGTGCCGAGGGATCATGTGTTGGCGTTCGACGCCGCGGTGAAGACGACTTTGACCCGCCACCTCCAGCGCATGCGCAACATGCCGTGGGAAGTGAACACGTGGGCTCGGGTCGAAAATCGTTACGCCACCCTGCCGATCCGCTGGTACAAGGCGGACCACAATGAAACCCTCTTCAGCAATTACGAGGCTCCAGATGACGCCGCTGTGTGAACTGGCCGTCAAGTACGGCACCGACAAGATCACGTGGGGTTACACCCCGATCTACTACGACTTGCTTGAGGCTCGCCGGTTCGAGGTGAAGAACGTGTTGGAGGTCGGCGTTTGTGGTAACCGGGATATCCCCAACAACCGCACCGGCGCCAGCCTGTTCGTGTGGCGCGACTTCTTCCCGAATGCCCAGATCATCGGGCTCGACAACGACAGTCGGTGGATGGTCGAAGGCGAGGAGCGCATTCGCACGTTCTGCGTTGACGCCTACAACAGCGCTGCGCTTGACAAGGTGCTGTGCGACGCCGAGGTGTCCAAGTTCGATTTTATCTGCGACGACGCGGTGCACGATCCGGTCCCGCAGATATGTCTCATGAACGACTTGTGGGGCTGGCTGGCGCCCGGCGGCGTCTACGCGATGGAAGACGTCTGTCCCTACAAGCTGCCGCACGGTGACCTGAAGCACATGATGCGCTTTTTCCCGCATACGGACATTCTGTCGGTCTACTCGACGCACAAGGACGAGCGCCTGATCGTCGCGCGTTAACGCCCGTGTAACTCTCTCCTGCGTAGGGTTGGTCATCGTTTTTGACCGCTCCGCAGGAGAGACACATGGCCGCCAAGGTCACCAAAGAGACCAGCCACGACGTTCAGTTCGCCAAGGGTGGCAACACCCACATGTTCGGCGCCCAGAAGGCTGGTGAGCAGGCTCCGGGCGAGACCGCGCATGATGCTGGCGCCGGTTCGGGCGACAAGTTCGCCTCCGGTGGCAAGGGCAAGATGTTCGGCTTCGCCGGCTCGCAGCCCGCTCGTTCCGGTATTACGAGCGCTCGATAATGGCGCGCAAGGGGCCCACCAAGGTCTCTACGGGTTCGCGACCGTCCTTTGTGATGGGCTCGCGACCGCCGGACCTCTACGCTCCGCGCGTCGCCCCCCGCCCCCAAGGCAACATTCTCAAACAGCCCCCGCGCATCCAGCCCGCCGACGCCTCGCAGCGCCAGTACGGCAAGGTGGCGCAGCCTCCGACCGGCCCCGGCTTCGGCAACACGGGTCTCACGAACGAGAGCTAAGGCTATGACCGTATTCAAGAAGCACCTCACGCCGCTGCGCAAGGGTGGCCAGATCGACAAGCACACTGGCAAGGGCGCGACCCAGCAGACGCTTCCTAGCCGTAGCGCCATGCAGACGCTGACGCAGGGTGACCCGGGCCAGCGCACGATGAACAACTACGCCAAGGCGACGCCTCTCGCGAACCCCGAGGTGGACAGTCCCGGTATCCTCGGTGAGTGATGACGAAGCGACACCCCCTTAAAGACATTTTCCTACGCATCAAGAACGCCGCCCCGGTCCTGCACGGCGAACTCGTCGAGCAGGCGACCGCGGAGCGCGACAAGCTTGACGGTGAGCTTCTGTACGCCACGCCCAACGACGTGCTGGCGGCTCAAGGACGCGCACAGGTTGCCCGGTGGCTCCTCGATTGCGTTGTCAACTGTGACCCCCCGCCACCGAAACCGACGCCCTTGCCGCACGACGCCGCAAGCGCGTAACAGGAGACTGCAATGCCGGATACGGTAGTCCGAGACGCGCCAGCGCGTCCGCAAGCCCCCATTGACCCCAATGTCCGTGTCCCGGACGCAGTTCGTCGGGCCGCTGCCGCCGCGGAGGCAGCCATTGCTGCCCAGCATCCGCAGCCTGATCCGCAGCCTGATCCGCAGCCTGATCCGCAGCCGGTCGACCCCCAGCCACAGCCTGATCCGCGGCCGGTCGACCCCCAGCCGCAGCCTGATCCGCAGCCGGTCGACCCCCAGCCACAGCCTGATCCGCGGCCGGCTCCTCCGGTTGGGGACGTTGCTGACGACAACGATGCGTCATGGCGCCATCGTTTCCTGTCGATGCAGGGCCGCTGGCAACAGTCGCAGCGCACCGTCGGCTCCCTTCAGGAACAACTTTCCGAGATGGGCAACGAGTTGATGCAGGCGCATGCCATCATTGCACAAAACGCAGGGCCGGCACCTGCTCCGGCGGCGCCGCAGACGCCGCGTTTGCTCACGCCGGAGGACGAAGCGCAGTACGGTCCAGAGCTTCTGGACGTGGTGACGCGTGCCGCCCGGCAGGCAATCGAGCCTGAGCTTCAGGCGGTTAAGAACGAAAATATCACGCTGCAACAGCAGCTTAAGAAGGACGCGGTGGCCAAGGTGAATGCCTTGCTAGACCGCGAGGTGCCGAACTGGCGCCAGATCAACAAGGCCCCCCAGTTCAAGGCGTGGCTGTCTAAACGCGATGTTTACTCCGGCCATGTACGACAGAGCCTGTTGAACGATGCGGCCACAGCAGCAGACGCTCCTCGGGTCCTTCAGTTCTTTACGGGCTTCCTCGACGAAGCCCGAGCAACCGGCAACGGTGCGCAACCGCAACCGCAGCCACAGCCACCGGTTCCTCCGGTGCCTCGTGTAGCCGCGGTCCCGCTGGAAACGCTCGCCGCACCCGGCAGGCCACGGCCGGCAACTGGCGCCGACGCTCAGGCGCAGCCCGCTGACATGGCGAAATCCTTCACTCGCGCCGAGATCAGGCAATTCTACGCAGACGTGCGCCGCGGTGTGTACACGGGCCGGGATGCGGACAAGAACCGGATCGAAGCCGAAATTTTCTCCGCCCAGAATACCGGGCGGGTCCGTTAACCGGGGGCTGTAAGGGCCCCCACTTCCGGAGGGGGCCCACATGGCCATTCCTGCTTCTGGTTTTCCCGGCGCTTCTGGCGCCACCACGCCGGCGATCTACCCGACCGGTAGCTCGGGCAACAGCTTGCAGTCCACCGGGTTCATCCCGGAAATCTGGTCGGGCAAGCTGGTTGAGAAGTTCTACGCGAGCACGGTGCTCGCCGCGATCTCGAACACCGACTACGAGGGCGAGATCAAGAACAAGGGCGACCGCGTCAAAATCCGCACGAAGCCGACCATCACCATCCACGACTACAAGTCGGATGGCCTGCTCGGTCTCGACCGGCCGACCGGCGGCACGCTGGAACTCTACATCGGGAACGGCAAGTATTTCTCGCTGATCCTCGACGACGTGATGGAGGTCCAGACCGACCTCAACATCATGTCGATGTGGAGCGACGACGCCGCCCAGCAGTTGAAGATCGCCGTGGACAGCGACGTGCTGGACGGCATCGTCAACCAGTGCTCGGCCAACAACCGCGGTGCCGCGGCCGGTGTCATCACCGGCAGCATCAACCTCGGCGTCAAGGGCACGCCCCTTTCCGTCGTGGGTCGCAACCCGGGCGCCGGCGATATCGAAATCGTCGACGTGCTGATGCGTCTCGGTCAGGTGCTCGACGAGCAGAACATTCCGGAGGAAGGCCGCTGGGTCGTGATGCCGTCTTGGGCCGGCCGCATGATCAAGCAGTCGGAACTCCGGCAGGCGTATCTGTCCGGCGACAGCGTCTCGATGCTGCGGAACGGCCGGCTCGGCATGGTGGATCGCTTCACGATCTACATCTCGAACCTGCTGCCCAACAACAGCACGGACGCCACGAACTTCGCCGCAGGCGAGTGGCCGATCTACGCGGGTCACGCGCACGGTCTGACGTTCGCGTCGCAGATCAGCA